GCGCATGTTCAGCTCCTGAAACTGGAGACGTCGATCTCGACGAGCTGCATCGGCTCGTCGACGGCGGGGGCGGGGACGGTAGCCGGAGGCGCTTTCGGTGCGTCGACGGTCAGGTGCCGAGTGGCGTCGATGAGCCCCATCGGACCGACGACAACCCCCTCGATGCGGACGAAGTACAGGTTGTTCGTGTAGTCGTAGATATTCGGCGGGTCCTCGTCGTCCTCGGTCTCCGGCTCGTCGGCGTAGTTGTAGGAAAAGCTGTCCGTGTTGCGCAGCACGCCTTCTTCTTGGTCGAAGTCGATGACCTGGTCGTCCTCGTCCGTCGACAGGATGAGCGGTGCTCCCAGCACGTTCGCGCGCACGAAGTGGATGTCATCGAGGCCGTGGTCGAGATAGAACTCTTCTCTCCACAGCGGGTTCTCAGGCACGAACACGAGCTCGCCGGCGCGCCAGTTGCTGTAATCGATGTACATCAGGCCCAGCGGCTCATTGCGCTTCGCACGCCCTTCGATGATCGTAGCGATCTGCCTACGCAGCGCGTCGCACTTGTTGATCAGTAACATAGCCAGGTTCTCCTTCTCAAGGTCCCCGTGCTCTCCGGGGTGTCACGCGCTCACGACCCGACCGCGTTCATCGGGAAGGAAGGACTGCCGGGACCGGACTGGCTCCCGCCAGCCCCAGTCGTCCTTACACCTCGAGGCCGGCGTTGCGCAGCTTGGTCAACAGCTGCTCGGTCTCGGCGGAGGCGGTGCGCCGCACCAGCTCTTGCATCGTCGAGTCGACGGTCGGCTCGATGTCGCTGAGCTCGCTCTGCTCCTTGAGCAGGTTCAGCTGCATGCGCATGGTCTTCGCCGCCTCGACGAGCGCCTGCTCGCTCAGCTGCTTGACCTTCTCGCCCGGCTGCTGCAGGCGCAGCTGCGCCAGCTTCGCACGTTTGACCACCTCGGCGATGACCGCCGGGATGTGGCCCGCGAGCAGCTCACCGGCCTTGGTCAGGTCGGTGGCCTGGTCGATCGACTCGGCGCCGTAGTGGCGCAGCAGCTTCTCGACCGCCTTCGCGTCCGGCGGCGTGACGTCGATCACGGCATCCAGGCGACCCGGGCGCAGCATCGCGGCGTTGATCTTCTTGAGCTCGTTCGTCGTCAAGACGACGATGAGATTCGCGCTCTTCGTGTCGATGCCGTCGATGATGTTGAGGATGTCGTCCATCGCGACGTCACGCTCGCCGCTGAGCGCGCGGTCGATGTCTTCGCAGAAGATCACGCAGGCCGGGCTCTGGTATTGCTTGGCGAACTCGATTGCGTCGGGCAGCTCGTCGGCGCGCGGTACATACAGGTACGTGATGCCGTGGTCGACGGCCAGCTTCGAGGCCACGCGGGCGGCCAGCGTCTTGCCGGTGCCGTAGGTGCCGCCCAGCAGCACGCCGCGCTTGATCGTCAGGCCGTTGTCGATGCAGTCCTGCACGCGCTCGATCGGCGTGAACAGGCTGGTCTCGACGGCAGCCATGACGTCGTCGCTGTAGATCAGCTGCTCGCGGCGGATGTCGGACGTGTCCATGAACTTCGGCTCGGGCATCTCCAGCGCCTGGCCGTTGTCGTCCTTGAAGCGCATCTTGATCGCCTGACCACGGTACAGGCTGAACTCGGCGGCTTCGCGACGCAACTCCTCGAAGATCTTCTGGATCGTCGCCTCGTCCTTGCGCTTGACGTTGGCCGACAGGTGGAACACGAACCGCGCGCCCTTCTTGCCGACGCCGGTTTGCAGCAGGCCGTCGACCTTGGGCAGGCTGAACGAGCCCCAGGGGACCTGGATCTTGGAGGTCGGGCCGGTGTCGATCGAGATCAGCTGCGGCGGCTGCGGGCCGAAGAAGCCCGGGGTGGCGGTTGCGGCTGACCAGCCGAACTTGCGCGTCAGCACGCGATCCAGCAGGTACGCACCGTCCCAGGGGAAGACGTCGAACGTCTCCTGGATGCCGACGGCTTCCTCGAGGAACTGCTGCCGGCGCTTGAGCAGCTCGATCGCGTCGGTGATCGGCATGCCCTCGGGGAGGACCATCTTCTCGCCGTGGTAGACGATGTCGGCCACATGGGCCTGCGGGCCCGCATCTTTCAGGTTCTTGCTCACGTAGGTTTCCTTCTTTCGGTCGATTGCAGGAGTGCCTTCTTGACCAGCTCGACCTGGTACCGTTCAAGAAGTCTTTGCGCGAATGCTTCGCCTTTGGCTGCGCGTTCTTGGGCTATGAAGTCATACGCCTCGCGTGCCTTGAACCAAGCGTCTATGTCGAATCTCACTTAGACCTTCGATTTCAGGTCAACACCTCGTGGTTCTTCACAGCCCAGTTCGTGAACGCCTTCGACTTGCTGATGCTCTCGTCGCGACGCACGCTGTCGCGCACGAACACGACCTGGAACTCCTCGGGCAGGCGCGAGGTGTACTGCATCAGAATGTCGAAGTTGTCCGGGGTGGCGCGGATGGCCAGGCTCGTGGTCAGCGCGTAGAGCACCGCCGGCTTGTCGCGGCCGGGCACCGGCGCTTCCTTCGGCTTGAGCATGATCACGTCCGGGTGGGGCAGCTCGCGGTACACGTTCAGGAACGTGAGGAACTCACCCGCAGCGCCTTCGCCGACGGTGCCCTTGAGCACCTCGCGCTCGACCGCCGGCGGCAGGTGGTTCTTGATGATGTCGTTGACGAACATCCAGCTGCGCGGGCTCGGAAACGCGCGCGGGTTGCTCGCAGCGTCGAATGAGTGCAACAGGTTCGACTTGAAGCGCAAGAACGCGAGTACCTCCTCGTGGATGCCGTTCTTGAGCGCCCAGTCGCTGAAGTCGTCCAGGTTCACCTCGAAGTCGAGGTGGATGAACCGGTTCGCCAGCGCGGCGGGCATGGCGTGTACGACCGAGCGGTCACTGGCACGGTTGCCGGCGGCGATGATCGACCAGCCGTCGGGCAGGACGTACTCGCCGATGCGGCGGTCGAGGATGAGCTGGTAGCCCGCGGCCTGCACCGACGGCGGAGCGCTGTTCATCTCGTCGAGGAACAGCACGCCTTCGGACTCGTTCGGCACTTCCTTCGATCCCTTCTTGACCGTCATCGGGGGCAGGAAGTCCGGCGGCAGCCAGCTCATGACCTTCTTGACGGTGTCGGGCACGGGGAAGCCCTTCAGGTCGACCGGGTCGAGCAGGCTCATGCGCACGTCGCGGAACTCCTTGCACTGGCTGTCGGCGACTTGGCGAGCGACAGCGGACTTGCCGACGCCGGGCGGGCCCCAGATGAAGACGGGGCGCTTCTTCTCGATGGCGACGTTGAGGGCCTTGGCGATGTCAGACGGTTTCATTCACGGGTCCTTTCTTCCGTGGGGTTGAGGGATTTCAGTCTTTTATGAGCTGCAGGTATGCGATCGCAGCTTCCTTGGTGTCGAAGCTTGGGTTGCTGATGCGTTCGTTTAGCGCTGGTATGTCCGAAACGATCCACCAGCGGTTGTCGTCAATGAAGCGCACAACGACAACAACGATTCCCTTGATATTCCACTCTCCTTCGGTGTGGAGAAGCACGTCGTAGTGCCTGCCGAAAGGGCCGTAACTCAACGGCGGATTGCGTATCTGCTGTTCGATCTTCATGCCAGCAACCTCAGTGCGGCGTAGGCTGCTTCAGCGGTATCGAACGGGTCGATGTCTTCGAAGCGCTTCTCGTCGTGGGAATCGTCGGGAACAATCCACCATTTATTGTCGGTTGCGAGTTGAGTAACGACGCAGTCGATGCCTTTGATCTGCGTGTTGAAGCTGTTGTCGTAGAACAGGTATACAACCGTGGTGCCGCGATGCGGTTCGCAGGCCGGTTTGAGCTTGAGCACCTTAGACCCCGAGACGAGTCTTCAGCGAGGCCAGCTCGATGGCCTTACGCTCGGCGTACTTCGGGTCTTTGGCCGCCTTGGCCTCGTCGATCGTGAAACGCTCGAGGGCGTGGCGGCGGCGTGCTTGGTGTGCTTGGGAGAGGGGTGCCTTCTTCATGGCCTTGTAGGCTCCAAAGGTTAGATCGAACGAAGAGATTAGATCATGCGACGAAGCGCGTGGTCTACTGGTTTTCACTCACTGGCGTAGCGTGCGTGCAACTTCTTGCGCAAGGTGATCTCGCGCTGCAGCGATGTAGAGGCGCATGGCAGTGATCGTGTAGTACTGCAGATACGGAAACTCGCTGCGATAGAAATGTTGAGGGCAGAGGCTCCGCATACGCCGGCGTGTGCGTCGGTTGAGCAGCAACGTGATCGTCGGCGGCTTAGCTCGGTCGCACCTGGCTTCGAGCGTGTCGAGGAACTCGTGGTCAGTCATTTGCGCAGACGTCCCCACGCGAGAGCTTCAGCAGCACTGTCGAACGTCTTCACGACGTCGTTGCTCAGGAGGTAGCGTCCGATCCACTCGGCAGCTTCTTCCTGCGTGTCGAATCCAGGTGATGGATCGTTCCAGAAAGGCATCCACCAGCGACGGTAATGCGGGTCGAACCTGCCTGATGGCAGTTGAACGATGCGCACACGCGTACGGAAGGGGTTTTTCATTTCTTCACCGGCGCTTGATGCTTCGCCCATTCTTCGAGCTGCTCTGCCGTCATCTCCTTGGGGCAGTACTCGAGCATGAGCGCATCGATCCTGGCTTGAAGAGCTTGCGCGTCTTCGTAGCGCACGTAACGGCCGTCTTCACGAACGACCATCGCGACATTGGGCTCGGGGTTGAATCGAATCATTGCGTCAAGACCTTGTAGGCGTATGCAGCTTCGGCGGTGTCGAAGGGGCCGTAGTAACTGGCGGGTGGTGGGGCGGCGTTGTAGACCCAATACTTGCTGGTGCGGTATTCACGAACGACGCCCCAACTGTTTTCAGCATCTGCGACCCATAATTGGTCGTACCACATGCCCCACCACGAAAGATTCGTGGATTTGAGTGTCTCGGGCTTCATTCCTTGAGCAACAGCAGCGCTGTTTCCGCGGCTTCGAGTGTGTCGTACGGGCCGACGTTGTCGAACTCCGCGTCTTCGTCGTGTGGTGTGATCCACCACTTGTCGTCGTCGAGGAACTGGCCGATGCCTACGCTGACGCCTTTGACAACTGGTGCGGAAGGTTTAGAGCCGCTACCGTACCAGTGGATGTATTTGCGTCGTGTAGGTATATGCACGAACGACACGTCGTACATGGGCTTCTCGACGTGGTGAGGCAGGAAATTGCTCATGACGTTAGCACCAGTACAACGTACGCAGCTTCGAACGTGTCGAAGGGACCGTTGACTACACCAACTTTGCGGAGTGTGTTGCGCACCCAAAACTTGTGGTTCGTGTCTTCCCAGATACGCCAGTGGTTAGACGGTTCTTTTATCCACCAATGCAGTATTTGGAAGCCGTAGCACGCGTTTATATCACCTTGTGTTGGTTGAAATGGACCTTTGAGCTTCATGCCTTTCAGTCTTTCATGAGCACGACGGCGGTGTGCGCGGCTTCGATGCTCGTGTACGGACCATAGCGCGACGGATTCTCGAACTCACACGCTTCGATCCAGAACTCACCGTTCTTGTACTCGGCGATAAGTACCTCAACGCCCTTTATGGACCATTCGCTGTCGTTGCCGAACGGAGTAGCTGACCAATATCGCCTGATGCTTTGTTCTCGGCCGTTGTAGTTCACCGGCGGAAACGTGTGGAGCTTCACGGGATGTCAGTCCTTGAGCAGCTGGACGACAACATGAGCCTCTTTGAGCGTGTCGTAGGGACCGTACTCGAATGAGTTGGACATGTCTTGGTATGGGACGATGAAGAACTTGCCCCTGTGCTCGAGGCCATGTCTCCTTTTATGAACCAGCTACCTATGTCAGGTATCCAAATGTCTTTGTACTCTCTGTTGCGTGCGGTTTTGGCGATCCAATGAACTCGGCAGAGCTTCATCCCTTCGCTCCTACAGCTTTGAGCTCAGGCTTGCCGGTCGGTGCGAACAAGCGCTTGAAGCGGGGCCACTGCGTGAGGTCGCGCCACTGCACCTTCAAGCCGTAGACGGGCTCGCCGTCGACGCGTACGCGCTCGGTGGTGATGCGATGATGCTTGACGAAGCTGGTGAATTTGTTCGGGCTGTCGGGGATCTTGCCGACGGTGTACTCGAAGATGGCACGCAGCTCGTCGCGAGCGATATTGCAGCGGCCGTCGTTCATGTCCGTGCGCTCGAGCAGGCTCTTGATCACGTTCTTGTAGTCCTCGACCTTCGCGATCGAGCTGGCGCTGCCGAGGTAGCGGCTGTCCGTCGGCAGCTGGTCGATGAAGAACTCCATGTCGCCCTTGAGCAGCGCGTTCGCGACGCTGTCGGCTGAGGACTCGGTCAGGTCCATCAATGTGTCACGGTCGGCGTTTTGCAGAACGTTGAAGACCTTCGCGCGGTCGACCTTGAGTGCGAGCAGGAAGTCGTGGAACGGCTGCAGCTCGCGCTCGATCGTGGCCAGGTCTTTCTCGGTCAGCACGATCTTGTTCGGCTGGTACTTCGCGACGTTGAAGCGTCGATCATCCTTGGTCACGCGCACGGGTGCTGAGGCGTTCGAGCAAAAGATCCACGCGGTGTAGTTGCGCACCAGGCGAGCAGTGGCATGCATGCGGCGCACCGGGATGAACTCATCGGTGATGTACATGCGCAGGTCCGCCATGGCTCCGCGCTCGTTCGACAGTGCGTTGGTCTCGACCTCATCGACGGTGATCAGCAGGTTGTTCTCGATGAAGTCGTTGAACTTCTCGTCGAGCTGCTTCATGCGGATGACGGTGGAGTGCTGCAGGCCGAAGAGCGGGCGCAGGATCTTCGCGACCAGCGTGCCCTTACCTGTGCCGGGGATGCCGTGAAAGACCCAGGCGGTGAGCGGACGATCGCGTTCCTGCAGCACGTAGGCCAGCCAGTTGACGAAATGGTTGTACGAGTCCGTGTCGTTGCCGCACACGTGCTCGATGACCTTGCGGATCGTCTTCGGCATATGAGCGATAGGCTTGGCCTGCGCTTTCATGAAGGAGCTCAGCTGGAACGTGTTGATGACGCGGTTGTCGATGTCCACGCGTACGCTGTCGTGCGGGTCGAACACAAGGCGCCATTCGGGGATCACGCCGTCGGGCAGCTGTATGCCGTTGGCTTTGGCGAAGTCCATCAGGACCTTGGAGCTCTTGGTTGGTTCGAGCTCGAGCTCGTCGTTGACCGAATCGTAAGTGCCGCGCCAGTAACGGTCGGTAGCTGGATCGATGAACGCGAGCTTGAGTACGCCCTGGGAGTCCGCCTTCACCGGCTGGTGGTGGAGCTGCTCCCAGTACTCAGGTAGCAGCTCCTTGGTCAGATAGATCGGCTCGCCCTTGAAGTTGAAGATGAACTCGGGGTTGTTCTCGGGGTGGTAGTACGCCCAGGAGTCACCGCCATTGAGATTGAAGTAGACGAAGCCGCGTTCTTGCTTGATCTCGGTGACGGAGCAGACGTCGGGCTTGACCAACACCTCCATGCCGCTGTGCATCTTGTACTGCGTCTTGCGCTTGGGCAGTCCGTCGGTGGCGCGCAGCTCGTCGATGCGCTTGTTGATGGACTCGCGGTTCTTGGCGACAGTCGGGACAGCGGTGATGGACAAGCGTTCCTTGTCCTTGCGCACGAGCGTGATGCGCGGCTGGTTCTTTAGCGGGTCTTTCACGCCCTTGAGCACCGGCGAGGCGATGTAGATCAGCTTGTCGTTCTGGCTTGCGCTGGTGTCCAGCGGCCAGTGGATCGAGTTGCCGGTCTTGGTCAGCGTCATCGACTCACGCAGCAGCGGCGTGGAGAAGTTCAGGCCGATGAGCCACTGCTTGAGCTGCGGCGCAGGCATTGGCTTGTCGAGCAGCATGAATACGTGCGCGCGCAGCTGCTTGTTCTCGAGTCCGTAGCTGGCGGACCATTGGACGATGTAGGAGACGTCGTTCAGGCCGAGCACGAACAGAACGTCGTCGACGGTGACGGTCGCTGTCTTGCCGTCCACGGTGGTGGTGTCGGGCAGTCCGTCGATGTCCAGGCAGATCCACTCGGTGGGCTCGTTGCTGTCCGTGGTGCCGGCACGCGACTCGTTGACGAGGGTGCGAGCCAGGTGGCCTTTGAGCAGGCAGTGGTTGAGCTTGGCGTGGTGCTTGAGCACAGCTTCGAAGTCGCGCAGGTCGCGCACGTTCGCTTCGTGGCTGGTGACTTCGTAGACGTGTGGGTAGGGGGTCTTCTTGAGCGTTCCCTGCGCAAGCTCGTAGGTCTTGGTCAGGGGCACTGTGGCTTCGAGGAAGTGCAGCTTCATGGGGCGCTCAGTGTAGATCGAACGAAGACGTTAGAACAGAGCTCAAGTTCCGGTCTGGATCGGGACAACGGAACGCCAAAAACGCGCCTAAGTCCTTGATTCTTAAGCTTTGTTCTAATGTTCTGTTCCATTCTTGATTTTTCTTGTATGAAAGAGAAATACTTAATATACAGAGATACTATATAAAAAGTACTGTATGGAAAAGTATGTTGGGGGGAGTATCAAAAGTGCTCTCTCCTATAAAGAGTTGGAGAGATCGGAACGGAATTTTGGAACAGGGGGCCGGAGCCCCCTGCGTGCGTCACTCGATGGCGTTGAAGTGCTTGTGCTTGAGCTGCACGCCGAGCTGCTTCTTGAGCTCGCGCACGTCGGTGAACAGTGTCGCGAAGTCGAGCGACGACACGCGGTTATCGCGCCGGGCGTTGTCGACGCAGCGGTCGAGACCGCGCATCGCAGCGTTGAGCAACTTGAACTGCGTGCGCGCGTCCAAGTCGCCGAACGGGTCGTCGTGCATCGTGTCCAGGCTGATGTTCATGCAGTTGAACAACACGGTCAGCGACTTGGCTCGGTTCTTGTCGAAGTCGTGCAGGCGCACCTGCTCGAGCTTGTCCTTGGTCGCGAGGTCATGACGCAGCGCTTCGGCCAGTTCCTTGTCGCCGTCGGCGATGAGCTCGATGAGCTGCTCGTTCTTGGCGCGCGTCTCGGCGGTGACCGAGCGCAACCGCGGGTTGGAGATGACGTCGTGCAGTGCCGGGATCTTGGTCGAGTCGCCCTTATGGATGCGGTGCCAGATCTCTTCGCGGATGTCGAGCAGCAGAGCGATGCGCTGCTTCGTCTCCGTGACCTCGAAGCCTTGGTCCTGCAGGTTGGCTTCGTTCTCGTTCAGGCTCTCGACGAACGCGAGCATCGCCGCGTACGAGTCGAACGTCGGCTCTTCCGTGTTCTGGTCGCCACGGTAGAAGTCGTTGAGCATCTGGCCGAGCGTGGCGGTGATGTTGCCGTCGGCGCTGAACGCGATCGCGCGCATGACCTCATCCTTGATCCGGTCGTTGTCGATGGCTTCGGTCCAGTCGAGCAGATCGAACGAGAACGGGTTGAGCTGCGAGTGCACGGCAGCGGCTTGTTCGGGGGTCAGGACATGGGTTTGGTTGGCCATGATGAAGTTCTCCAGGTAAGTTGCGTTGAATGCCGGTTACGTCGAACGACTCCATCACTCAGGACGCTCGTCGTTCTTTCCGGCGGTATTTCACCCGTGGTTGAGCGTAAGCAAGGCGAGGGGCATGCCCAGATCCTCTTCGTGCTCGGCGACTTCGTCGAACACGGGATCGTCGGACTCGGTGATGGGTTCTAGCTCGAGTTCATCGCGTGGTTGCTCCAGTAGATCGAACGAAGAGATGCGAACGCGAACGACAGCTACGCGGGCCATGCCAGCAGTACTCCCGTCGCTGCGAAGGCGGCGACGCCGCCGATCGTGTACAACGCGTCAGCGAGAGTGAAGCTGAGCGTGTGCACACGTTTGCCGATGATGAGGATGTGAATCTTCATCACTGCAACCTGAACTTCTTCAGGACTTCGTTGGCCTGCTCGGTGTTCTCGATCTTCGGCTCGATGTACGTGCCACCGAGTTGCTGCCGAGCGAAGGCTTGGGCGATGCGGCATTGCACTTCCAGGTCGACCATGAAGGTCAGAAAGATGAACTGCTCTTCGGGCAGGCCGTGCAAGAACGCGCGCAGCGCTTCGACGTCCTTAGGGTTGCTGGGTTGAAGGTCCATGTGAGCTCTCCTCTAGAGCTTGTGGCTGATGCTGATCCAGCCAGGTTGGTACTTGCCGCGCTCGATGTAGCCGAACGCTTTGCGGCCGAGGCCGATGCACGCAGAGCAGGTCAGGGCGCTGATCGCCGCGACCATCATTCCGCTGTACGTGCCGTAGTGAAGGAAGTTCACCAGCACGAACACGGCGATATCGAGCGCAAGCGGGTGACTGAGCATCCACATGCGTCGCTTCCACGACAGCTTGCAGAACATCGTGATCAGGCCGATCGCGACGATGAGACCCATCTCGATCATGCGAACCTCCTTCGCGTCCACGTGGTGAACGCGTGCCAGTGCTGGTCGATGCGCCGGCCGACGATGTAGTCGAACGCGATGCTCGATGCCTGGATCGATGCATAGACTGCGAGTACGATGCCGACGCACCACAGCACCATCGAGAACACGCTTGAAGCGCTGAGCGTTATGGCGCTGAGCGCGATCGCTTCGGTCATCCAGCTGACCGAATAGCCCACGCCCAGGCCGAACAGCATCGATGCGATGACCGCGGTGATGGCGCGGCTCCAGTGCGGCACGTTCAGATGCGTGAACAGCCGCTTCTGCGCTTCGAGGTACTCGCGCCACAGGCGTGTTTCCTCGATGTCGTTGCTCAGTTGCTCGGTCGTGATCGTTGCCTTCTTCGACGTACGTGGCTTCTTCGTTTCCATGAGTGATCTCCTTCGTTGTATCCACTCGGATACATCGGTTCAGATAGAACGAGGCCCGCGGTTTTTGCGGGCCTCGAACAACATCTCGCTGAGCCAAGACCGTTTGCGTCGGCGCTTGGCGCGCGATGGCTTCATCCAGTCGTCGCTCGGTAGCTTCTCGGCTTCGACACGACGCACTTGCTCAGCCAGCTCTTCGTTGCTGAGCCATTCGCTGCGGTTGCGCTTCACCTCAGAGCCCCCGTCTGCCGGCGCACCGTTCCGCCGTTCTTTTTGGCTTCGTTCGACGCCCGAACAAAGTCTCCGGGCACTGCCGGATCGAACTCGTACACGCGCTTCGGTGCACTCGCGTTCTGCTTGGCTGAACGCTTCGTGCTCAGTTGCTTGAACGCTTCGAGCTTGGACTGCAGCGCAGCCTTGTCGCCTTCGAGCTCCGCGATGCGCAGCCGCGCGGCTTCGAGCTGAGCGTTGCGCTCCGCCAGCGCCTGCGCGAGCTCCAGCTTGGTGGGCTTAGCGGCCATGGCGCACCTCCACACAGCAGCGCAGCTGCTCGCTGTCGTTGAGCACGAGCACGTAGTGCGACGCAGCTGCGAGCGCGCAGATGATCAAGTACTTGGTCATCACGATCTCCTTGGGTTGATGAACGAACACAACCTCATGAGATCGAACAGGGCGCGCGGTTTTTGCGCGCCCTGCCACCCGGAGCACAAAGGAATCCTTTTCCCCGGAGCGAAACACGAATCCGAAGTGGGGTGTCGAACGAGGCGACGGGGGAGGGGAGACTCAGTTCCCCGGCTATGCAGCTACAAAGCAAAAATATCTGGGGGTGTAAAAAAAACTTTACACCCCCATCCCCCTCGAACGCGACCGAACAAAAAAAATTTAGAAAACTGGCGTTCGATCGAAGTTCTATCTAAGATTGCGGGCTATGGCAGCAGGACAGATGCCCGCCCCTCATCGTCGCGGAAAGAACAACAAGGGAAGTGACTCGAAGACCCTGAAGGCGAACTACCGCGGGCTCGCCGACATGTCGCCGGCTGAGGTCGAGCAGCTGCCGGACGATGGCACGTGGAAGCCGAGCGAGAAGGCCCGCAACTTCGTCAAGCACTGGGCCTCCGGCGAGTCGATCCGCAACGCCGCCTACAAGGCGGGCTATGGCTTAGACGCCGCGTACGCCTACAAGCTCGTGCGCCACCCCACAGTGCTGCGCATGTACAACGAGGAGAAGGTCAAGTACGAGCAGGCGGCGCAGATGACGCGCAAGAAGGTCATGGACGGCCTGCTCGAGGCCGTGGAGATGGCCAAGCTGATGGCCGAGCCCGCTTCGATGATCGCCGGCTGGCGCGAGATCGGGAAGATGTGCGGCTACTACGAGCCGGTGAAGAAGACGATCGACGTCAACGTCACCGGTAACGTCGTGATGGAGCGCCTGAACCGCCTGTCCGACGCCGAGCTGCTCAAGCTGATCACCCAGGAGGTCTCCAGTGTTGTCGAGCAAGAGCTCCTCACCGACGAATCCGGCGACGAAGACGCCTGAATTCGACCCGCATGCCCCGTTCGTCGACGAAAAAGGCTACGACTACGACGACTTCGCGGCGTTCCTCGCCGGCCGCAAAGAAAACTGCTGGCGCAACCGCGAAATCGAAAGCATCTGGAGCGTCTCCGGCAAAGACCCCTCTCGCGCACGGCGCTACGTCGGCGCCGTGCGCCACTGCTACGACAAGGACGGAAACATCAACCTCGGGCTCGGCCGCCCCCAGCAGCGCTCCTTCCCGTTTTGACCCCGACTTCGAGCGCCAGCTCGAGTTCGCCAAGGCCAGCCCCGAGAACACCGCCCCTCTGCCTCCTTTGAACCCCCGGCGCCATGCGCTGGAGAAGGAGATGGCCAGCCGCGTGCTCGCGCGGCGGCGCCTGTTGCCGTTCGTGCAGCGCATGAACGAGCGCTACGACGCCGGTTGGGTGCACGAGGACATCTGCCACCGCCTGGAGAAGTTCAGCGACGACGTCGCCAAGGGGTTGTCGCCGCGGCTGATGCTCCTGATGCCCCCGCGGCATGGGAAGAGCGAGCTCGCGAGCAAGAACTTCCCGGCCTGGCACCTGGGCCGGCATCCGGACCACGAGTTCATCGCCTGCTCGTACAACCTGAGCCTGGCGATGGGCTTCAGCCGCAAGGTCAAGCAGATCATCGACGACCCGTCGTACCAGTCGGTCTTCGCAGAGACCCGCCTGGACCCGAACAACTCGTCGACCGAGGAGTGGGGCATCCACAACCAGCGCGGCGGCTACGTCGCAGCTGGTATCGGCGGCCCGATCACCGGCAAGGGCGCGCACGTGCTCGTGATCGACGACCCGGTGAAGAACGCCGAGGAGGCGGACTCGGCCGACGCGCGCGAGAAGATCTGGGAGTGGTACCTGTCCACCGCGTACACGCGCCTGGCCCCCGGAGGGGGCGTGCTCGTGATCCAGACCTGGTGGCACGACGACGACCTGGCCGGGCGGCTGCAGCAGATGATGGCCCAGGCCGGCGAGCTCGACGACGACGTCGATCAGTTCGAGGTGGTCAAGTACCCCGCTATCGCGGAGCGCGACGAGTACCTGGACGAGACCACCGGCTTGATCGCGTACGACGAGGCGCCGGCGCAGGGCCGTCTGCTGCGTGCCCGCGGCGAGGCGCTGCACCCCAGCCGCTACGACCTGAAGAAGCTCAGCCGCATCCGGGCGCTCAACCGCAAGGGCGACGGCACTGACGGGCGCTGGTGGTCGGCGCTGTACCAGCAGAACCCGGTGCCTGACGACGGCAGCTACTTCACCAAGGACCAGTTCCGGCGGGGGCCGATTCCGGCGAAGCCCGAGGCGCGCGTGTACATCGCGTGGGACTTCGCGATCAGCGAGAAGAAGCAGAACGACTACACCGTCGGCTCGGTGGGCCTGCAGGACGGCGACGACGTCCTGCACGTCGCGGAGGTGGTGCGCTTCAAGTCCGGCGACGCTTTTTTCATCGTGGAATCTATCTTAGATCTAACGGCGAAGTGGTATAGTCCGTCCCTGATTCTGGGCTTCGAGGACGGGCAGATCTTCCGTGCGATCGAGGCGCTGTTGAAGAAGCGCATGCGCGAGCGGCGGATCTACCCGGCCGTCGAGGTCTTGAAGCCGATCACGGACAAGATGGCCCGAGCGCGGGCCCTTCAGGGTCGTATGCAGCAAGGCATGGTGAGTTTCAACGACCAGGCTCAGTGGTACGAGACGGTCAGGGCCGAGATGCTGCGCTTTCCCGCCGGCGTTCACGACGACTGCGTCGACTCCCTCGCCTGGATGACGCAACTGGTCGTGGGGCGCGAGCCCCCGAGGAAGCCTCAGCCGCAGCGCATGAAGAGCTGGAAGGACAAGTTGTCCAACCTCGGCGCCGGTCAAGGCTCCCACATGTCCGCTTGAAGCCCAGGAGCCCGAAAGCATGGCCGTCCTCACCGCGAAGTCCCGCAACTCGTTGCGCTCCAGCACCTTCGGGCTGCCGAAGTCGCGCAAGTACCCGATGCCCGACAAGAGCCACGCGGCGAACGCCAAGAGCCGCGCGAGCCAGCAGCTGCACCGCGGCAACCTGAGCAAGAGCCAGTACAGCCAGATCGTCTCGAAGGCGAATCGCAAGCTGCGGGGGGCGTACTGATGGCCCGCCGCCGCAAAGCCGTCTTCACCCACAAGGGCTGGATCGGCCTGGCGCCGATCTACATCGGCGCGCTCAACGGCCCCGACGACACCCCGCTCGACGTCATGGCGCGCTCCGCGTGGCTCGAGTGGTGGGCGAGCCTGAACTGCTCGGTCATCTACTTCATCGGCTGGCTGTTCGGCACTGACCGAGCCCCGTTCGTCGTCACCGACGACGTCGACCCGCCGATTGTGCGCTACGTCGAGGAGGACGAGTGACCCCTACCGACTTCGTGACCTGGCTTCAAGGCGTCGCCGACGTGCTCGGCGACGAGCCCCCGACGAAAGAGCGCTGGGAGCGCATCGTCAAGCAGCTGAGCGAGGTGCGCGTCACCCCCGCGCCGGCGCCGTTGACCTGGCCGACGCTGAACCCGCCGCCTGTACCCGTCCAGCCGCCGGCGTGGCCGACGTGGACTGTCTGGAGCGCTGGGAACTGCGGCCCCGAGGTCACCAGCACCGCGGTCATCGACTTCTCGAAGACCACGACGCACCGTCTATGAGCCACAACGTCGCCGCAGAGCTCGTAGCGCGCTGCTTCGCCACGCGCACGGCGGCGCACTTCGCGCACCTGAAGACGAAGAGTTACGCCGCGCACGTGGCGCTCAACGAGTTCTACGACGCCGTCATCGAGCATGCGGACGCGTTCGCCGAGTGCTACCAGGGCGTGTTCGGCGTGATCCAGAACTACCCCGAGTACCCGTGTCCGAGCGGAGAGCTAAAGCCGATCGTCGAGCTGCGCGACTGGCTGTCGCAGAACCGCCAGGCGGCCAGCCGCGGCGAGACCGAGCTGGGCAACCTTATCGACGAGATCAAGACGGTGTGTGACCGCGCCATCTACAAGCTGGTGAACCTCAAGTGATCGACTTCAAGCAGATCGACAAGCAGGGTCACTTCTTCGCAGGCGGCTGCATCGCGTCGGCTGTCGCCGCAGTGGCGGTGCCGCACCTTAACCGCGTCGGCTTCGTGCTGGCGTTTTTCGCCGCCGCCATCGTCGGCGTGTGCAAGGAGCTATGGGACGGGCACCACACAGGGCATGTCAAGGACTGGGACGACGCACGAGCCACCGCGCTGGGCGCACTCGTGATGACGGCCTGGCTGTTCGCCTGGAGCTGATCGACGTGGCAATTTCGAAAGCTGCAAAAGCCGCGTACGACCGCGAATACCGCGCTCGTAACAAGGAGCGCATCGCAGCGCGGAAGGCTGCTTACGTCGCACAACACAAGGAACAAGAGGCCGCTCGCGTGCGTGCGTGGATAGAAACGAACCCCGAGCGGGCGAAGGAAATCAAGAGTCGTTGCCGCGAAAAACGCGCAGAGCAAGAGCGTGCGTACCAAAGACACGTAGCCCCAAAGAAGGCTGAGTACATGCGGCAATACCGCAAACAGAAGCCGCACGTTTGGAAGAAGGAAACCGCGCAACGGCGACGCAGTCTCGGCGCTGCAACACCGCCGTGGGCAGACCGACGCGCACTGGATGCCATTTGGCGCGCCGCACGCAGCGCGGGGTTGCATGTAGACCACATAGTCCCGTTGCGAGGGAAGTTTGTTTGTGGCTTGAACGTTCCGTGGAATCTGCAGTTGCTGGACCCCAAGGCGAACCGACAGAAAGGAAATCGCCATGCCTATTGATACCGTCGCAGCGACCAAGGTCTGGAATCGTTATGCCTGGACGCGCGACAACGGTCACACGGACTTCGTCCTGAAGGCCGACAAGTGCGAGAAGTTCTTCGCCGGCGAGCAGTGGGACCCGGCGGACCTGGTCAAGCTGCGCGCGTCGCGCCGGCCTGCGCTCACGATCAACAAGATCCTGTCGACCCTGGCCAACGTCATGGGCGAGCAGATCTACAACCGCTCGGAGATCGCGTTCCGGCCGCGCTCAGGCGCGCCCTCGGAGGTCGCCGAGGCGCTGACGAAGGTCTTCAAGCAGATCTCGGACAACAACCAGCTGGACTGGAAGCGCTCGGACATGTTCGCCGACGGCTGTATCACCAGCCGCGGCTTCCTGGACGTGCGCCTGGACTTCACCGACGCGATGCAGGGCGAGGTCCGCATCGACAAGCTGAACCCGAAGAACGTGATCGTCGACCCTGACGGGGAGGACTACGACCCCGACACGTGGGCCGACGTGATGATCACGAAGTGGGTCACGGCCGACGACATCGCCGTGCTCTACAACCCCGAGGACGCTGAGCTGCTGCGCAACCGCGAGCAGAGCTATTTCCCCTACGGCTACGACTCGATCCAGGCCAACCGCGACCGCTTCGGCAACCGCCTGAACCCGATGTACAACGGGGTGTACGACGAGTCGAGCGTGATGCGCAACATCCGCGTGATCGAGCGCCAGTACCGCGTGCTCGACCGCCAGATGCACTTCATGTCGCCCGAGACCGGGGACATGCGGCCGATTCCGAAGGAGTTCGACCGCAACAAGATCGCCTGGTTCGTCGACAAGTTCGGCTTCCAGGTCGTGCCGAAGCTGGTGCGCCGCATCAAGTGGTGCGTCGTGGCTGACAACGTGCTGCTGCACGAGGACTGGAGCCCGTACAAGCACTTCACCGTCGTGCCGTTCTTCCCGTACTTCCGGCACGGGAACACGATCGGCCTGGTCGAGAACCTGCTCGGGCCGCAGGAGCTGCTGAACAAGGTCTCCAGCCAGGAGCTGCACGTGGTCAACACCACGGCGAACTCAGGCTGGAAGATCAAGGCCGGCGCGCTGCTCAACATGAGCATCGAGGAGCTCGAGCAGCGTGGCGCCGAGAGCGGCCTGGTGGTCGAGATCAACGGCGACCCGGAGAAGGACGCCGTCAAGATCCAGCCGAACCAGGTCCCGCAGGGGCTGGATCGCGTCAGCTACAAGGCCGAGGAGCACATCAAGACGATCTCCGGCGTGCCTGACAGCGTGCAGGGCTTCGACCGTGAGGACGTCGCCGCGAAGGCGATCCAGGCCAAGCGCCAGGCCGCGGCCACGAACATGGCCAAGCCGCTGGACAGCCTGACGCGCTCGGACTTCATTCTCGCGCGCAACGTGCTCGACCTGGTGCAGGAGTTCTACACCGAGCCGCGCCTGCTCACGATCACGAAGGACCGCATCACCGGCGAGACCGAGACGTTCGGCATCAACCAGCCCACCGCCGAGGGTGAGATCGTCAACGACCTGACGCTCGGCGAGTACGACGTGGTCATCAGCTCGGTGCCGCAGCGCGAGACGCTGGAGGACAGCCAGTTCGACCAGGCCGTGGCGCTGAAGGAGCTCGGGGTCGCGATTCCCGACAGCGTGCTCATCGAGAACAGCCGCCTGATGCGCAAGAGCGACATCCTCAAGCAGATGCAGGGTGACGCCGAGTCGCCCGAGGCGCAGATGCAGAAGCAGCTGCAGATGCGTGCGCAGGCCGCTGAGGTCAGCAAGCTCGAGGGCGAGGCCGCGGCGAAGCACGCCGACGCCGGCCTGCGCCAGGCCAAGACCCAGGAGACGATGGTCAAGGCGCACAAGGAGGCGGTCACGCCCCCTGAGGACAACGGCATCCACGTGAAGATGATGGAGGCCGAGGCCGACATGGAGCTCGAGGACCGCAAGTTCGAGCACCAGAAGGCCCTGGACTACGCCGAGCTGCAGCACAAGATGCGCCTCGAGAAAGCCCAGGCGGAGCAGGACGCGCAGCTCAAGGCCGAGCAGGCCGCCACTGAGCGCCAGATCCGCATCCAGCAAGCGGCGCAGCAAGCGTCGAATCCGAAGCAACCCAGCAAGCAAGGAGCGTGAACATGAGCATGTTGCTCAAGAAACTGCTGCACCCGTACCTCATGGCACCGGCCGACGACGGCGGCTCCGGCGGCGGTGCAGTCGACCGCGGCGACGACTTCACGCCCACCGAGGACGACGACACCCCGGACCCGCAGAAGGCTGAGGCCACCGACGAGGACAAGAAGAAGGTCGGCGTCAGCGACGAGCTCGACGAGGAAGAAGAGCCCAAGAGCGAAGAGGAAGAAGAGCAGAAGGACGAGAAGAAGGACAAGAAGAAGGACTCGCGCATGCCGCTGGCGCGGCACAAGGAGATCCTCGAGCGCGAGCGCGCGCAGCGCAAGGCACTCGAGGACGAGCTGGCTCGCTTCAAGCAGGGCGACAAGATCGCCGCGACGAACGAGGAGATCACCAAGGCGGAGAACAACCTCCTGGCCTTGGAGAAGGAGTACCACAAGCTGATCGCCGACGGCGAGTCGGACAAGGCCGTCGACAAGATGGGCGAGATCCGCCGCCTGGAGCGTGCGATCCAGGACAAGCGCACCGAGATGCTCACGCAGGCCGCCGAGACGCGCGCCGCCGAGCGCGTGCGCTACGACCTGACGCTCGAGCGTCTCGAGGAGGCGTACCCGACGATCAACGAGGACTCGGACGACTTCGACCAGGGGGTC